TTCCAGCTATAACAGTAGCGGTGTAACATATGCCTATGTTGCTATTCGTCGCGGACCAATGAGAATACCAACAGATGCAACGCAAGTATTTCAGCCAGTAGTTTATACCGGAACAAACCTTGACAACCGTTTAGTTTCAACAGGTATCTTGACTGATGTGGCGTTGGTACGTCAACGTAATAGTACATCAGTTGCAGGCATGGTGGTAGGTGATCGGCTAAGAGGCAACCCATATCTACTCACAGGGAGTGTAGATGCTGAAGTAAATGATCCTGATGCTTTTGATTATCAACTTGTTACTACTGAGTGGGGAACTGCTTGGTCATCTATGACTGGTTTTTGGGTAGGTAATGACCCAACAGCATCTATGAATGTTAGCCTTCAAGCAAACAATCACATTACACACGCTTTCCGCCGTGCCCCCGAATTTTTTGACGTGGTGGCTTATACAGGCACGGGATCAGCCCGCACGGTGAGCCATAACCTCGGCGTGGCTCCCGAGCTGATGATTGTTAAACGAAGAAATGCAACAGCTGATTGGGCAGTTGTCGTATCACCTAATTGGAATTCAATCGGAACCTTGCAGTCAGACATTCAATTCCTTGCGCAAAACGATTTTGATAGCACCGCGCCAACATCATTAGTCTTTAGTGTTAGCACGGCGCTTACCACAAATGGCTCAGGGAGTACATACATCGCCTACCTTTTCGCCACCTGCCCCGGCGTGAGCAAAGTCGGCAGCTACACCGGCACTGGTACTACCAAGGACATTGATTGCGGCTTCACGGCAGGTGCCCGGTTCGTGCTCATCAAACGCACCGACAGCACTGGTGATTGGTACGTTTGGGATTCTGCCAGAGATATTGTTTCTGGTAACGACAGCTATCTTTTATTGAATTCGACGGCGGCAGAGGTGACAAATACCGACTACATTGACCCGCTGAGTTCTGGCTTCCAGATCAGCTCCACTGCACCTGCCGCCATTAACGCCAGTGGCGGAAGCTTTATTTACCTTGCAATTGCTTGATAGCCATGGAACTTCGCAACCGTACTACCGGCGCTGTTATTACTGATAACCAATTTCGCGCTGATAACCCAAACACTAGTTTTCCACAGGTATTGACGCCCAAGATTATCAACGATTTTGGGTATGATCCCGTATTAGAAGGGCCACAAGCTATTGTTACGCCGCCATATCAGTACAGCCAACGTGATGGCGTGGTGGAAATTAAAGGTCAGTGGTTTACACATTACATTGCTGGACCTATCTTCCAGGATTACACTGATGATCAAGGTGTAGTACATACTGCTGCTGAGCAATATGAAGCTTATTGTTTTCAAAAAGACAATGAGCAAGCAACTAATGTTCGCAATACACGCAATAAAAAACTTGCTGAATGTGATTGGACTCAGCTTCCCGATGCACCCGTTGATCACGAAACCTGGGCCACCTACCGTCAAGATCTTCGTAACGTAACAACACAAGCCGGTTTTCCCTGGGATGTTGTGTGGCCAGTGCCTCCAGCTTAAAGTAAGTCTCTATAAAATAAACACAGCATTTAAAAAGCTGTGAAAATTTCTGAAGCCGGTATTAACTTAATTAGAAAATTTGAAGGGCTTAGGCTTGAAGCTTATCTCTGTCCTGCCGGTGTCCTTACCATTGGTTATGGTCATACTGGTGATGATGTAACTGAAGAATTGGTTATTACAGCAGAGCGTGCTTATAAAATGTTAAAGCGCGATCTTCTTAAGTTTGAACAGGGTGTTAATTTTTTAATTACAGTACCGTTAAATCAACAACAGTTTGATGCTCTGGTGTCCTTTGCATTTAACTGTGGGCTTGGTGCTTTAGAAGAATCTACCTTACGCAAGCGTCTTAATAAAGGAGAAGAACCTAATAAGGTAGCTCAAGAAGAGTTACCTAAGTGGGTTAAGGGTGATGGTGTAGTGCTTCCTGGTTTAGTTGAGCGTCGTAAAAAAGAAGTTGAACTGTTTATTTCTGGAGAAGAGATTAAACCTTTGGAAACACTAGACATCCGTTGTGTTAATAACACGTTTCTTAAGAAAGAACCAGTACCTAACAGTGAATTAAAAGCTAATCAGAAGGTTCCAATTAAGAAAGATCGTGAATATAAAGGTGTACAGGTTTTAGAAAAGCGTTTAAAGCACACCAAGTTGCTGCTCCCCTGGGGGCTAGGTGTTTGGTGGGCTTTTGATGAGCACTGGTATGGCCTAGGTGGTGTTATGACCAAGCCAGTTGCAAAAGCAGAAGTTATCTATGACGGTTTAATCCTTCCTGTTCCTTATCAATCGCAACGAGATAACTACCGAGATGCTGGACGAACCTGCTTCTCCTCTAGTTGCGCTATGGCCGCCATGTACTTACGGCCTGGTTCTGTTGCTAATGACAATGAGTACATCAAAAAAGTTTTTGCTATTGGTGATACAACAGAAGCTTCCGTCCAAGTTAAAGCACTGCAGAGCCTGGGGTTAAAAGCAACCTTCAAACAAAATGGAAACATTGAAGATCTTAAGCAACGTATTGACCAGGGGTTTCCCTGTCCTGTAGGAATTCTTCATAAAGGACCTGCCAATGCACCGAGTGGTAGTGGCCACTGGATCTGTGTCATTGGTTATGAAGAAGAAAAACAACGATTTGTTGTTCATGATCCCTGGGGTGAAATTGATAACTACAGTGGAACCTATATCAGCACCAATGGAGAACGGTTGCGTTACAGCTATAACCTTTTTAAACGCCGTTGGACTGTAGAAGGACCGAATACTGGTTGGTGGATTGATCTCAAATAAGTTATTATTTTCGTAGTTCACGTAACACAATGTCCGCCATTACTACCGAGCTGGAAACTGGATTGAGTTCTCAACTCAAGGCACTTGCTGATGAGATTCGACAAACAGAAGAGAAGCTTCTGCGCACAAAAGAGGGTTACTTAAAAGTTCAAGGTGCGCTTGAAGTCCTTGCTGTCATTGCGCAACGGGAAGCTGAAGCCGATGAAAAGGCTCTGCAGACTGCTCTTGGCTCCACTGGAGCAGACTGATGCTTGGTGAGTTTACGAAAGGGCGATACCGGGCACTAGAGCTGCTTGCAGACCACATCCGTGAGCCCTCTCGTGAGCTGCGCCTTAATGCTATTGTCTGCGATATAGGAGATGATGACCTTAAGTGGGTGCAAGAAAGGGTCCACTATTTCCTACTCAAGTTGCTGGAAGATGCCAACTACGATCCTGCTGACCTAGAGACGGATCTTTCTTTAGAAGAAATTGGTTTAACTGATTAATAGGAGCGGTGGGACTTGAACCCACAAGGTCAATGACCAGCGGATTTTAAGTCCGCAGCGTATGCCGATTCCGCCACGCTCCCTAACGCGTGCAGCCTAGCACCTGGTACAGGTTTGTGCACCCTAGTCTTGTGTTAGGAATCATGAATAAATCATGTTTCATTGTGAGAACGATCTTTTAGCTAACCTCATTGCTTTAAGTCCTAAAAGTGCTCGCAAGAAATTTAGAGAATCAATATTTGAAGCCTGGGGTTGGAAGTGTGCTTACTGTGAAAAAGAATTGTGCAAACACACTGCAACTATTGATCACATCGTTCCTAAACACAAGGGTGGCCACAGTACACGCAATAACTTGGCCTGTTGTTGTTCTTCTTGTAATAACGCTAAGTCCAGTGCTCTACCTTTTGATTGGTTAAAAGAAGGTCATCCATTATATTCTGAGGAGAAGGTCAGTAGAATTAAACAGTGGTTAGAACAGAAACCTAAAACAATTGTTCTGACAACGTCTCAACCTCAGTTGCTTGTTCATGGTTAATACTGACCCTGGAAAAACTTTTCTCAACAGCTATGTTGATAGAAGTTTGGCAGTAAAGCCTGAAGATTTTCCGTACCCGGAAGAAAATATTCGCACCATACGCGATACTAAAGACGGTCGTTGGCCAACTGACTTCCGCAAAACTGCTCTTGGCCAGGTAGATCAGACCGTCGCTTCTGAAGAACGTGAAAGGAATTATCTATAATGGCTGATCACGCAAAAGCAAAACGTCTAGCTAAGGAGCGGATGGCCTGCAACAAACCACAACGCACTCCAGGGCATCCGACTAAATCACACATGGTTAAAGCCTGTGCTGATGGCAAAGAAAAGATTATTCGTTTTGGTCAACAAGGTGTGAAAGGTGCAGGAAAAAATCCTCAAACAGAGAAAGATAAAGCACGGAAGCGGTCATATTATGCTAGACATAATGCCCAAGATCCTAATCCCGATAAAATGTCGGCTCGTTATTGGAGTCACAAAGTTAAATGGTAACTAAAATGGCAAAAACAAAAATGGATCCGAAGTCAACTTGTTACTGTCACTTAGTGCAGTTACTTCGTGATACATCTTACTTGCTGAACCAAACTTATATTGTTCATTGGAACATAATGGGCGGCAAGTTTTATTCAATTCATAAACTAACTCAAGAAATTTATGAAGAGATGCAAGGTGGGCTGGATACTATTGCAGAACACTTGCGTTCATTAGATATTTCTACTCCGATGAGTGTAGAAGATCTTAATAATTCTGTTATGCAGCCTATTCCAGATAGCTGTTTTGACCAGGATGGAATGATCTGTGCATTAGCCGTCAATAACAATTCATTAGCAGAGTCTTTCCACCTACTGGCAGAAGAAGCAGAAGCAATGCAGGATCAATTTACTTTGGATCTAGCTGTTGAACGTGGGCGAGCACACAAGAAATTCCAATGGCTCTTGAAATCTACATTGGGTTAAACATGTTACCCCTTGTTCTACTTTTTAGCAGTGTGTATGCTTTGACGTATACACTTAGCCTATTATTTCTTGGCCATGACTACAAAAGACTTTTTAGACGGTTACGTTTCTGAACGCTTACCTCAATTCCAAGAAGGAGAATATGAAGGGGCTCCTGATATTCCTCACTTTACTGTCGATCAACGCTACATTCCTTTGCGCAATGAATCTGCAATGGCCTAGTAGCCAAAAATTGCAGAGCTGTTAGGATGTAGTGACGGATTGGTAAAATTTCAATGGATGCCAATGCCCTAGATCTGCCCATCGACAGCGAATTTGCTATTCATGCGGCAGCTCTGGCAATCAAAGACCTTGATCGTGATGAGCTAGAGGAAGCTTTTGTTGACATGCTCCACATGAAAATGATGGATCGTCAGATGTTCCTCAGCATCCTCAAGGAACACGGCATTGATGCCGACATTACTTTCCAGTTTCAAACACAAAACCAAATTAACTGATAATGGCTACTCGCACGTTTCAAGGTACTCAAGACACGTTTACTGCCAGTGGTGCCGAGCTGGTCTATAAAGGCGATGCACTGCCTGGCTCTACTGGAGACCTAAGCCAACGGGCCTTCCTTGTCAACCCCAGCTCTACTGGCGACATCATCGTTACAATTGAACGTAGTGTTGGCATCGAAACCGTAGAAATCTTCCAAGATGATGACTACACAGCAGGCTCAGCACCTACCGGTTACCAGAAGTTTTTTAACATTGCCAAAGCAGGCAGGGGTAAAGGTGCTGTAGCTGTAACCGTCACCAACGCAGCTAAGAACTATATTGTTCTGATGACCACACCGGACGGCTATAGCGAGATCAGCTATAACGGTTCTGTTGAAGTTCCTTGAGCCCTGATGAGGGGCCACTGGTCCCTTGTCTTTCTACACTGATTACGGTTTTAATTTAGTGCGGCGGTACACTCCCTGCCGCATCCACTTGGGTTTTGAAGAATATACATCATATAAAGCGACCGAGGAAGACGGTCCTTGGTTGATTGGTTATGGCAGTAAAAAAATAGGGCGTCATACTGTTACGTGTTTTACAAAAGCAACACGTAAAGAAGTTGATGAGCAGCTTCAAAAAGATCTGGAACATTTTTCTGAGTATGTTTCTGATCTTGTTTATATGCCGCTCAATGAAAAGAAGAAAGGTGCTGTATTAAGTTATGCGCAAAGCGTTGGCTTGCCTTATTTTAAAGATTGTAAGTTGCTGTCTTTAATTAATAGTAATGCTTCCAGGAATGAGATCATTAAAGAATGGTCTCCATTTATGCGGCGCAACTATCAAGCTAATGACACACTAAGAGACCGTAGGAGAAGTGAATTAGATCTTTATCTACAGAGTGATGTAGAAGTTCCTTTGTTGGTAGAACACCACTGTGTTCTGCCTCAGTGCCTACTAAACCTTCCTAGCAACTACAACGGGTCTCCCCAGCAAGTAAAAGCTGTTGAGTATCTAGAAAATAAACTCCTGGAGTTAGACCCTGGCGGCGAAATAGTTCATAAGTTTTTTGAACTTTGGAATACACCACCACTTGCTACAG